GGCAAATGATGTGGCCTACGGATTACCTGAAGGCGCTAAAGCCCTTGCAGACAGCATTAACGCAAGCAGAGGGGCATCTAAAGAGTTGTCTAACTCTATTGAAGGTATACAGCGAGATGGCTTGGATGTCGCCCAACAAAAAGCCCAAGAAAGACTCAGATTAAAGCGTGAAGCTGAAGTCAAAAAACAGCTTGCTATACACAAAGCCCTTGCAGAATACAAAAACAGAAAACTAATCAGCGAAGAAGAATTTAAGTTAAAAACTGAGTTTATTAGAAAGTATGGCGCTAAAGACTGGGAAGAAGTGTTGAAGATTAAGAATGAGCTAGAAAGACTAGAAAAGCTAGAAAAGCAACAGTTTGACGAAGATTTAAAGAAAGTGCGTTATGTGCAGTTTTGGTGTTTCTTGGCAGCAGCATGGATAGCATGGTATTTAACTTGGGGAATTAAGGAGTAGTTATGTTTGGTATAGACGACATTGTTAGCGTAGGAATGAAGCTAGTTGACAAGCTAATTCCCGACCCAGAAGCTAAAGCTAAAGCCCAGCTTGACCTTGCTAAATTAGCTCAAGACGGCAAACTTGCCGATATACAAGCCGATGTGCAAGAAGCACAGGAGCTCACCAAGCGCTTGCAAGCTGATATGGCTAGTGACTCTTGGTTAAGTAAAAATATACGCCCTATGACGCTTATAGCTATCCTAGCAGGCTACTTTACATTTGCTATGCTGTCAGCTTTCAATATTGAAACAAACAAGTCTTATGTTGAATTGCTTGGTCAATGGGGTATGTTGATTATGTCGTTTTACTTTGGTGGTCGCACCCTTGAAAAAATCATTGATATGAGGGCTAAAAATGGAAAAGAATAAATTAAGCACTTATGTCACATTTTCTGTGACTATTACACTTTGCGTAGTGGTTATTGGCATGGTCGGCACAATGATGGCTGGTATGTTTGACGCTGATGTAAGTAACGACAAGATATTTGAAGCTATTACCCCAGCTTTCCAGACAATTATTGGTGGATTTATTGGCTTAATTACAGGCATTAAAATAGGGCAAGACGATGAGTGATTCCCCTGTTATAATGGTGGAATGACTAAATGCACAATAGAAAACTGCCAAAAACCGTCTTTATCTAAAGGACTTTGTAACGCCCATTATCTTAGAATGAAAAAAGGGCAAGAGATGACAAAGCCTGTTAGAGAAAGAAATCCAACAAAAACTTGTATTGAATGTGGAAAAGATACAAATAATAAAGGTGGTTATTTGAGATGCTCTTTGCATTACAAAGTTTACAAACGAAAAAAAATTAGAGAAGAATTAATACAAAAATTAGGCGGTAAATGCAATATGTGTAATGGCATTTTCCCAAATGTAGCATTTGATTTTCATCATCTTGGCAATAAAGAAATGGATATTTCTAGTATGATTGATAGGTATTCTGAGGTTGAAATAAAAAAAGAAGCCGATAAATGTATTTTATTGTGTGCAAATTGTCATAGGATTCATCATGCAAGGTAATTTTAAAGAATGTCTTGACCTTGTTTTAAAAAGCGAGGGAGGCTGGGTAAATCACAAAGATGACCCAGGCGGTGAAACCAATTTAGGGGTCACCAAGCGTGTTTGGGAAGAATATGTAGGCCACCCTGTAGAAAGCCTTAAAAAGCTAACTAAAGAAGATGTAGCACCTTTGTACGAATTAAAATACTGGAGGCCTTGCTACTGTGAAGTATTACCTAGAGGACTCGATTTTGCTGTCTTTTCAATGGGAGTTAACGCAGGGCCAGGAAGGAGCATTAAACTGCTTCAGCAAGCTATTGGCTGCGTACCTGATGGAGTTATCGGCCCAAGAACAAGAGAACTTATTTCCTCCAGCAATAGCGCAGATATTATCGCAAAATTCTCTGAAGCTAGACGGCACTATTACGAGTCACTAAAGACCTTCCCTGTCTTTGGCAAGGGCTGGCTTGCCAGAGTAGACAGAGAAGAATTAGAAGCGTTAAGCATGGCTAAAAACAGTTGACCTGTGCGTATTAAGCAAGTCTAAAGGCTTTTCTAAACGCTTTGCAGCATTGCTAGGGTGGCAACACCATTTGTCACCCATCTGAGCAATTAACTCTTTTGTACGCATTTTGTTATGCTCAACTAACAACTCGTAAATGTCGTAGCTAAAGTGTCCCGCTTTAATCATTTGCTTGAGTAAATCTCTGTCGTTATTTGTCATTTCTCTTGTGCCTTTCTTATTTCTTAATGCAAATATAAATACACACAAACACGATTAAAAAAGTCCATATCATTTCTCTTGTGCCTTTCTTTTCCGATATTCAACCCAAAATGGGTGTAAATGGGTAGTTTTATGGTTATTTACGGCTTCTTTCAAACACTCATATAACTCATCAATTTCTCTTTTGCATTGTTCTATTTCGGCTTGTTGCTGACTGATTGTTTGCTCATGGCACTTTACTAATTCAAGTGCATAGTGCTTGTCGACTTGTTGCTGGCGAAGCATGGGTGCTGCATCTTCAGCCCAATCCACTAAATCTGAAAAGTCCATTTTATATTTATTGAATTCATCAGCTAGTTCATTTGCGTTCATTCTTGTGCCTTTCTTAGTATTGCTCTAGCAAAATTAACTGGATTTAACTCCATCATTGGCTGACCCCATGCACCCTTAATATCCATGCTTTCGTTTAAGCATTGCGTTATTTCCTCATCTGTTAGTTCAGCTAACTCAAAACAATTATTGTGGTATTCACCGCATTTAGGGCATGGTTCGTTCATTTCTCTTGTGCCTTTCTTAGTATTGCTCTAGCAAACATCATTGGGTCAATAGCATGGCTATGCCAAGGTGCTTTACATTCTTTGGCAATTTCATTTATTTCCTCATCTGTTAGTGTCTTTGCTGGATGGGTGTAGAGTGGAATCCAATTAAATTCATCGCTAGGCTTTACAAAGCAACTAATATTTCCTCTTTTTGTTTCAAGCATCCACGCTACTGGTTCATTGTTCATATTACATACCCATGCATCAAGTAATTAGTACCAAAAATGACTACACAGATAAAAATAGCCATCAGACCGCCTAAAATAAAATCTCTCATGTCAACCTCCTAGTGGAAAATCTTGTAGCGTGGGTTGCAGGTAACTTCTACTGGAACATCAGTTGTAACCCCGTTAATCTTGCGTTTAGCGGTAATGACTACTGGGCGTGTACCAGCATCTTCACATTCGTTAATGCCAAGAATTACTTGTGCTCTAGTCATGTGATACGCAGTTTTGTCAGTTTCAAGGTTTACATTTGGCGGTTCAAAAGAACTGCAAGCGGCCAATGTTAGTGGGGCTAAAAGTAATAGATATTTCATTTGTCGTTCCGTTCTGACCAAGCAAGCTGGGCCTTTTCGTTAAATTTATCAAAATTGAGTGCGTGGATCATTTCCCAAACGCTTGTTTTAGTGTCGCAGGTGCAGACATCTTCAATTTCAATGCCGCCTACATGACCAACGCTAGGTTCGTCTTTATCTGCATACCCGTAAATATCTAGGTATGTGTCACCGCAATACATCGAAAATAAGTAATTGCTCATTTTTTATCCTTTTCTATTTCACTCGCCAATCGAGTAATGCAATTATATGTTAAGCCAGCTTAATAAGTAAATGGGTTTTAATCAAAAAAACAACGAAAACTAAAAATAAATTTGGGCTGTATTTGGCAGTTGCTACAAATAGGGCTGAAAGCCGCAAAATTACCCAATTACTGCATCCTACTATGGCGGCTTAACGCCCTAATAAGGTGGGCTACTCACACTCCGTGGTGGGGTAACTTGGAAGTTATAAGTGCTTTCGCCCGTTGTTTGGTGGGTCAGCAGTCCCGTGAAGGAGCTTAGATTGTGTCTAATCCTGCCGCCCATACATTATATTCCGTTCTTGATCTGATAGACCCGTAACAGATGTTCAAAGCACTCCCAGCCCTTTTGAAGCTGATCCTGCTCTACTTCTATCAATTTGACTTCATTAGTAGTGCCGTTTACAAACACAATGGCACATCTAGCCGTAGGCATACCCAATCCTTCACGATATGCGGCTAATTGCATTTCATGTTCAAAATAAACATCTACTTTTTCAAGGCTAGTATCTTTGGTTTTAAAGTCGACAATAAAGCCTGTTTTAGCCATTAAGTCGCATTTGCCACCATACCCTAACGGATGTCCAAAAGAACGCTCTGCAAGCCAAGGTTGCTCTCCAAAAGCGTCTTTAAGGGCCACATCAATGTTATCCAAGTAAGCTGGTTTTTCAGGCATATACATCTGCTCAAAATAACCTTCAATAATGGCGTGAATCTTTGTGCCCCGTTCAGCCGCTTCCCTGCCAGTAGCTTTGGAATCTTGCATTACACGGGCCAGCCATTCCTGCTCAGATTCGGTTGCTACTCTAGGTAAGGTTAAAGCCGCCAGCAAGACTTGTTGTTGCTTCCATGTATCAAGCCCTGCTTTTGATAGCTGTCCGTTAATTGTTGTAACACTTGGCAAAAGTCCGAGTTTCCGTGCGTCACGGAGCGTTGTTGGCCGTTCGCCAGTTTTGCCGATGGTTGTATAGGCTGGAGTGCCTTCCTTTGTGTACCAATGACCATTTTCTTGTACCTTTTCTTTAACTATCATTGTTTTCTTTCAAAAAATTTACTTAATGCTTGCATGATTGGATGTTCAACTAATTCTTTTACACATTTTTCATGCAACTTTTGATTTTTAAAAAGATCGGTTTGATACCGCATATTAAGTGCATCCCTTATGTCTTTTTCTTTGCATGGTTTTGGGTATTCATGCACTGATAAATCGCCTTTTAAATCCCATACCGCATAGGTTCTAGGCTTTATTTTTTTTGCTCTAAAACCTACGGGCGGGTCAATTACTTGAAGTTTCATATTGACAATTTAAAAGGGAATGTCGTTAAGTGTGTCATCGTCAATCTTAGGTGCGTCAGCTTCACGCTGTTTTTGACCACGCCACTCAGATGATTCTGTAATCTTTTCTTTGTAATACTTTGGCAACGCATCGTATTTACCTTGATCGAACTCAGCTAACCAAAAATGGTTTACTGGGTTAATGCCTTCAGGCTGGGCGTTACGCAATGCACTAGGAACTGGGCTAATACCGCTAATATTGGCGTACTTGCCATCTTCACTATGCGTAATATTGACCATACAGAACTTACCTAGCAATCCTTTAAGGTCAAAGTTCTTGCGATCTTCAGGTGTCATTTTTTTGTTAGACCATGCTTCTAAATCTTGGCGTAAACGAGCCTGATCGCCTAAACTAACTGTATATCGTTTGGACACGATTAAAGGCTTACCATCGTCTGTTTTTAATGGAAGGCCAATATCATCGTCACCATGCAATTCCCAAGTAAACACAACTTTGTGCATGATCTTGGATTCGCCAGCCCATTCTACGGATTGGTGGCCAAGGTCAATAATGCTGTACAAGCGAGCCATGTGTAACCCTGCTGGGGCAATCTTAAATTCTTTACTGTTATCTGAAATAATCATTTTCTATCCTTAAATTAGTGTTTGTGCTGTACGGAATACCAATACTGTGTTGCTTGGTTTATCCAACATAGTTGAACAAGTGCCATTACCCCAATGCTTTGATGCCCAGCCAGCAATAGCACTACGCATTGATTCCATCTCGTATTGACCACAAGGTACTTCTGCGGCTTGGTCAGGCTGTAAGTTTCTGATAATTGGCGTAAAGTGATTAGCCAATGCTCCAAACGGGTATTTCAATGGGCCACGCTTCTTTTTAGCTACAACTTCAAGACTGCCGTGTTGTTTGCCGTCACTATCAATAATTGCAAACTGAACCTTACAGGCGTTCAGCATAGACACTACTTTAGGTAGCGTAATTCGTTCAACATTATTCATTTGTTTGCTCCAAAGGTTGTACCAAATTGCTCAAATAATGATTTGAGTGCTGGGTGGGGTGCTGGTTTTGGGGGTAATCCACACGAAAAGCGTAGTAGATCAATTTGACGCTCGGTTAGGAATATTCCATCCTCGATGTCTTTAAAGGCTTCTTCCAACTCCCGTACCATCTGAACTTGGTCAGCCCATTGCTGTTGATTTTCTATTTCACTCATTTGAGTTCTCCAATTAACACGGCAAATGCCGTACTTAGATATTAAGCCAGCTTAAATACAATTGCAAGAACTATTTGTAAAAATGTTGTTTATTTGTTAAGATAGCTGAATGAACGCAACAGCAATTATCAAACTTCTTGGTGGCCCGACCCGTATTAGCAAGCTGGTCGGTGTATCTGTACCTGCCGTATCTATGTGGCAAAACAGCGAGATTCCACATGACAAGCTAGTAATGCTGGCCGCAACGCTAGAAAAAGAATCACATGGTTTAGTTACAAGAAAACAACTTTTACCAAAAACTTATCATTTAATTTGGCCTGAGTTGCAATAAGTTGTAGTAGAATTAAATTATTGAGGAATTGAACACTCGATAAAGTAGGGCATTAGAAGTGACTTTGTGGGTTTATGAAATGAGTTAAGAGGCATTTCCCAAGCCGTTCAAGCATAAAGCCACTTTTAATGCCCTTTTTTATTGTCTATTCCCATTCGTACTCCAAACGACATTAAGCACCTACATGGGTGGCGTGGAATAGAACATGGGCTGGTTTACACCTGACAGCAAGCCCCGTAGACTTAAATGGGTACTACACAAGTTACAAGGACAATGGTGATAGACAACCTTGTATCGATTGAACATTAACTTCGGTAGCATTAGTTCAAGGACAACATCTTGAATGGATGAAGGCTTATCACCTTTGGGCAACCTATGGGCAAAAATACAACACATAGGGAAAACACCTACAAAATAAATGCAAATAGTTGTTGACATTGTTAAGCTACCTTAATAAACTGGTATCACTCAATAACGAGTGAGATAGAAAAAGGAACGCAAAATGAAAACAACAGTTACAGCAACATTCTCAAACGGCCAAACAATCAGCCGCAACACTACTAAGCAATTAGCTTATGCTTATCGCTCAGTAAATATTTACCAAGAATTTACAGGTTTTGCTTCTACAGAAGAATTGGCTCGCAAAGCGGCTACACAAACTGGTAGCAAAAACAAAGTTCACACAGTTGAAATCGTAAAAATCAACGCATGATCGAAACCATCATGATTGTATTTGCCATTGGTGTGTTTATCACCTTTGGCACAGTCATGGTGGTAGCCGCAATACTTTTATATTGGACAAACAAATGACAATAACTGTACAAAACGCCAAAACTAATTTTGACCAAGAAGCATGGGCTAACGATTGGTACAAAACGCATTACTTTAAATTGCTTGAACAAAACAAAGAATTAGAAAAAGAATGTGAAGCATTACGGGAGCAGATCAATGAACTTCCCTGAGTTTTACGCCATTTACCCCCGTAAACAGGGCCGTAGAGCCGCTGAAAAGAGTTGGCAAAGGCTGAGTAGCCAAGAACAGCAAGATGCCTACGATGCCCTGCCAAACCATTTGGAATACTGGAAGCTAAAGCAGACCGAAAAAGACTTTATTCCACACCCTGCTACTTGGCTAAATCAAGGCCGCTGGGAAGATGAATTGGATATGGAGGTTAAGAAGATCAAGAAACCTGAATTGCCTTGGTATTCCAGCGAAGAATTGACTAAAGCAAAGCCCAAGAAGTAGGCGTACAGGCTTATGCTGGTGAAGGTTGGCAACAATGGCGAGCAAGAATTAGTCAAAAGATAAAGCAACTTGAAGAACAACTCTGACGATTACTTGGCTTGGTGGTACATCGGGGTCGCTAAGAAGCGTGGCTGGCCTGAAGTAGTACGCTTGCTGGCCCAATACCCTGAAAAAGAAGAACGCATCAAACAATTGATAAAAAAGAAACTAGGAAAATGAAAGAATTTGACCCACACGATGCAATCAATTTTATTTACACTACTGCACCTGAGTACGCTAAAGCTAAAGGCCAGTTGGCTCAGTTAGAAGCCTACAAATCCAGCCTTAAATCCATAATGATGAAGAAATCATCGGAACAAAGTCTTGGAGCACAAGAGCGTGAAGCATACTCAAGCCAAGAGTACCAAGACCTGTGCGTAGCCATTGGAACGGCAACGGAACAGGCAGAAGCATTAAAGTGGAAGATTACAGCCGCTACCATGCGTTTTGATGCGTGGCGTACCGAACAAGCAAGTAACCGCAACCTAGAAAAGATGACACGATGAAATTAGCCGAAGA